GCACGCGGCGGCTTCGTGACGGCGGCTCGCAAGCAGTTACGCGCATTGTCCGGTGATCGTTTGCGCGCCTAAGCGACAACGAACCAAACAAAGACCCGCTTCGGCGGGTTTTCTTTTTCCCGGATTGATTTATGAGCCTTACCCCTAAACAAGAAGCCTTTGCACAGGCTGTAGCGGCTGGCAAGAATCAATCTGACGCTTACCGCGCTGCGTTTAATGTGGGTGCAAAAACCAAACCTGAGACTGTCAATCAGGCTGCAAGCCGAATCATGGCCGACAGCAACGTTACTGCAAGGGTTGCAGAGTTGCGAGAACCCGTCGCAAAGAAGGCTCAGATCACGCTAGAACGCCACTTGGACGACTTGATGAAGCTGCGCAATATGGCAGCCAAGGAAAGGCAGTACGGCGCTGCAATCAGTGCTGAGATAGCGCGGGGCAAAGCAAGCGGCGTGCATGTGGAGAAGTCAGAGCAGACCGTGACCAGCAACAACTATTCATTCGAGGTAAAGCGTGCTGGCTCTGAACTGACGAGTTAAAATAGGCGAGCCTGCAAGGTGTACCACCACCAAACAGGCTCTAACCAATCATCGTTTGTTTGAGGAAACGACAGCATGGCTAAAAGCATTTTAAGTGAGCGTTTGTTTGAGGTGTACAAACACACGAACAAGATCAACGGCAAGGCGTACATCGGGATAACCTGCACTGGCGTTAGGCAAAGAATGTACGCGCACGAAAGCGCCGCTCGTCTAGATAGCAGTCTTCCGTTTCACAAAGCCATTCGGCGCTATGGGATTGAGTCATTTGAAACGACAGTTCTTGCATCTTGCTTTGGTCAAGCCGCAGCTTGCGAGTTTGAAGTGCTTTTAATTAATGAGTTTGGCACTTTCGGAAAGGGTGGGTACAACGCGACGCTTGGGGGAGAAGGTGCTAGCGGTACGACCATAACGAAAGCAAGGCGCAAGGCCATATCAAAGCAGTTCAGAGAGCTTGTGAGAACAGATCAGCACAAGTCAAGAATATCTGCTGCATTAAAAGGTCGTGACACTTCAGCGGCTGTTGCTGCATCAGCCAATGCAAAGCGCGGCGTGCCGCAGGATTTAGCAAGGAAGGCTGGTTCGTTGGCGGCACTTGAAAAGGCGCGGGATGCTTGGCATGGGTGCAGTCACAGCGAAGATAGTAAGGCCGCAATGAGAAGATCAAAATCACGCGCAATTGTCATCTTATGGCCTGACGGAACAAAGGACGAGCGGGTCACAACGCTTGGGGCAATATCAGAGGAGTATGGGATGTCTACTGCTGGTTTACATCAGGCAATATCAAAAGGTAGGATTATTCGATACCACAAGGCACTTAGTGGTTGCCAATTGTCGTGGGGATAGCCCTCTACCTGACTGAGCCGCAAGAAAAATTTGTTTTTTCAGACGCTACGCACCCAGGAATGGTCGCGGGATACGGCGCAGGAAAGTCACAAGCCGCAGCTATTCGCATACTTTTAAAGGCGCTGGAATATCCCGGTCTAGATTTTGCTTTTGTTGAGCCTACATTTGATCTGGTTCGATTGATCGCATGGCCTAGATTTACCGCATTAATGGATGGATGGGGCGTCGGCTACGAGCTGAATAAAGCAACATCAATTATTCAATTGAATAACAAATCGAGGATTGTTTTTAGGTCTGGAGATAACCCTGAAAGAATGGTTGGTTTTGAGGTGGCCGACTCGGTGATTGATGAGGCTGACACGCTCAAACCAGAGCAGGCTCGGGAGGTCTGGAACAAGATGATTGCGCGAACCCGGCAGCGCAAGCCGGATGGGAAGCCAAATACAGTCGGTGCGGTTTCAACGCCCGAAGGCTTCCGATGGATGTACGAAACCTTCGGAAAGGCGCTTCGGCCAGGCTATGAGTTAATCCGTGCGCCGACTGCTAGCAATCCATATCTGCCAGATGGTTACTTAAAGACTCTGGAAAATACATATTCATCAGCAGCACTCGCTGCTTATAGTCTTGGCGAATTCGTCAACCTGACCGCAGGCAGTGTGTATGCCGAATATGACCGGGCGCTAAACGCAACAACAGAGACGATACAGCCAGGTGACGCGCTGCATATTGGAATGGACTTCAACGTAGGGCACGGCGCGGCTGTAGCGCATGTTCTGAGAGGTGATGAACCCCACGCTGTACATGAGTACACCGATGTTTTCGACACCCCGGCCATGATCGCGCTGATTAAGCGTGACTTTGCAGGCCACTCGATATTGATTTACCCCGATGCGTCGGGACAAAACAGAAAAAGCAACAACGCCAGCGAATCGGACTTGTCGCTGCTCAGGGCTGCTGGTTTCAGGGTTTGCGTGAACGCATCAAACCCGGCTGTAAAAGATCGTGTTCTGGCCTTTAACGCCATGATTCACAAAGACGGCGTGCGCAGGTATCGCGTGAACCCTGAGAAGTGTCCTAACTTGGTTGAATCGCTAGAAAAGCAGGCCTATAACAAAAATGGCGAACCTGATAAGTCGGGCGGCTTAGATCACGTTTTAGATGCCGCTGGATACGCGGTGGTTTACAGATACCCGATTGTCAAACGTACCGCCACAGCAAACCCTTTCCGAATGTAGCCCACGCAACATTCAATTTAACCAGCCGCTACAGCAATGTAAGCGGATTTTTTCATGCCCCAAAAGATCCACGATCAATCGCCAGAAGTAGCAGCGATGAGCCAGCATTGGCCTATTGCAGCCGCTTTGATGGGCGGTACTGCGACCATGCGGGCAGCGGGTCTAACTTATTTGCCGCGTGAAAGCCGCGAATCCCTCGAGGACTGGCAATATCGCCTGCAAACGTCCACCTTGTTGCCAGCTTTTAAGCGCACGGCGCAAGTTATGACAGGCAAACCATTCAGCAAGCCATTTACTTTTACTGAGGATGTTCCGGTAAAAATCCAAGACGGCTTTCAAGATTGCGACATGCAGGGTAACAACCTGCATAGTTTCGCGTCCGAGGTCATGAATGACGCGCTGGTGTTTGGAATATCCGGCGTGCTGGTTGACTTTCCAAAGACGGAAGGCCAAGCACGGACACTGGCAGACGAGCGAAACATGGGCGCACGGCCTTATCTGGTTCATATCAAGCACCAGCAGATATTAGGCTGGAAGGCCAAGCGCTTCAATGGCGCGATGGTGTTAACTCAGCTTCGCATTGCTGAAACTGAGGAAGTTGAAGACGGTGATTTTGGCGTTGCCACAGTAGAGCGTGTGCGGGTGTTGCAACCCGGCATGTATCAGGTTTACCAAAAGGTCAAAGACGAATTCACCCTTGTCGAGCAAGGTACAACGACGTTGCAAGTCATCCCGTTTGTGATGTTCTATGGCCGAAAGCAAGCGTTTATGTGCGGCATATCGCCGCTGCTTGACCTGGCGTATTTAAACGTCAAGCACTGGCAGCACCAATCCGACCAAGACGATAGTGCCCGGTTCGCACGTAAAAGGCTGCTTGCTTTTATCGGCATGGAAGAGGGTGATACGGTCGTTGCTGGCAGTCATTACGCTATCAATATCCCTATGGGTGGCGATGTAAAGGTTATCCAGGGTAGCTCAGAAAGCGTAGCCACTGGCAGAGCAGAGCTGCAATCGCTTGAAGAACATATGGTGATGACGGGCGCGGAATTGCTCCAGCCGCGTGCTCAAACCCTCAAAACGGCTACCCAGTCCATGAGTGAGGATGAGGCTAATAAGTGCGAACTACAGCGGATTACTGAGCAGTTTGAAGACGGCTTAGACCAAATCATTGCCCTGCAATGCAAGTGGTTGAATATTCCCGAAGCTGGTAATGTCAGCATGTTTAAAGGCTTCGCAGCCAACACGCTATCTGAAGCGTCGGCTCAGTTGGTGTTGACTATGCAGCAGGGCGGTTTGATTACCAAACAAACAGCAGTCAAAGAACAGCAACGGCGCGGTATTTTGTCGGCTGATATTGATGTCGATACCGAGCTAGATAGCGTAGAGGCAGAAGGCCCAGCGCTGGGCATGATGAACGAAGATGACCTTGTGCAAGTTCAACCAACAGCAACGCTTGAAGCCATTGCACAGCCAATCCTAGACCTTACACCGCTGATAGAGGCTATACGCGCATTGCAGCCAGCAGCGCCTGTACAGCCACAGCCTACGGTGATCAATATGACCATGCCCGAGCAGCAAGCGCCTGTTTTGAACTTCACAGCGGCTCCTGTGACAGTAGAGGGTTCGACGGTCAACGTCACCCCGCCGGTTGTTAATGTCGCAGCTCCTGAAATCACCGTCGAATCGCCTACCGTGAACGTAGCCGCCCCGGTGGTGAATGTTGAAGCGGCCAAAGCGCCTGAAGTCACTGTTCCAGTCAATGTGACAGTGGGAAAAGCAGGCAATGTCAAATTTACTGAAGACGCGGACGGGAATATTTCCGGCGCGGTGATTGAATAAAGGAATCGAAAAATGTCACTTTCAAATACGACAGAAGCAGCCGCCCTTGATGTTTTTTTGCGCGGCGTTGACCCGTCATATCGCGCAGGCGCTACGCAGTACTTAGCCCTTTTTACCGCTGACCCGGGCGAAGCTGGCTCACTTGCTGCTGAAGCCAATTACACAGGGTATGCGCGTGTGGCACTGACAAAATCAACCGCGTGGACGGGTACAGCAAGCCCCTATACAAATGCAGCTTTAATCCAGTTTGGCGCATGTAC